AAAACCTTCTTGCTATATCCGAAGTGCCAAGCAATAGCTTGCCTTATTTACCTATTGAAATTTAACTAACAAACCGCCTGTGTGGCGGTTTTTTATTATTTCAAATATTCAATTAATCATAGACAGGACGTGACAATGCTGTCTGCCTCGCTTTTAGATAATGCTGGAAATACTCCATCATAATGAGACATTTTAATTTCATTATGCAAAATATCAAACAAATAAAAACTTCTAAACTTCCCCGCCTGTGTCGCTCCAATAAATATTTCTGTATGCTTTCCATATTCATTTATCAACATGCGATCAGGCCTAAAGCTATTTAGCTTATCAAGCAAACATTGTTTTACATGATCTTCGCTTTGTTTAATTGGATAGCTTTTAAATTCTAACGCACGCATTTCAGACGTACTAACTCCACATCCAAAAAGACCAAGTGCAACAATCGGAACAAATATTTTCCTCATATAACCTCCATTAAAAAGTGCGGCCATTCTACTTAAAAAAATTAACGTATTCCGTGATCAGAATCTCAAATCAAAATATTTGTTGATTAAAAAATAGGCAATCAAACACCCACTAACAAAATATTTTTTCTTAAAAATCAAATAAATACTACTTTTAATAGAAAATAATTCTACTTTTATGCAAATTTTAGTTGCATAAATATCTACTTTAAGTAGAATTAACTACAACAAAGCAAAACACTTTGAAATGTTCTTTAAAAATTTGAAACAGGTTAGTGATGGGTAAAAAAATAGCCACTCAAATGAGTAGCTATTAAAAATCACTTTTTAGGTGGCGGCGTAGGCCGTTTAGGTTGATAACTTTCTTGTAATGGGGTTGGTTCTGCCATTAGAATTTTTCTCCACAAAATTTAGCAACAAATAACTGACAAAAACTTAGCTTCGTATCATCTTCTAATTCAAGTTGAATGGAGGCGCGCTTATACGCAATATCAGTTAATGTGCCAGTGATATTATTATTTAGTAAATCACTTGTAATTAATGCCTTATTCAACTCTTCATCAGTCATGGTTGAATAACTTTTAAGTAATGGTTGATATTGTGCTTGTGCAACTTTAGATAATGCGGCTTTTTCGCCAAAGCCATAAACAAGTGAAAGCACGCTTAGTATCGCTAAAATAAACCCAATAATGATATTTAGATGAAAATCTGGGAAAAATCTATCTAAGTCACCAAACACAGCAGACGAAAGTAACAGCTGAATGGTAATCAATAATTTATTTAATCGATCATTTAAGTGATAGTTTAAATTTTCTAAATTGTAGCTGTAATGCAACTCAAATACTAAATCATTTCGATTTTTCCCTTCCATCTTTTATTCCTCATCTTGGTTTAGGTTGTGGAGTCGGTCTTGGCGGAACATGACTTCTCTCCTCTTTTTCTATTTTCATAGTGTTTCCTCCGATTAAATTGTAGTCGCAGAAAACATTATATTCCTCGATGTAGTCGCATACAAGAGGACTTGAGCCTTACAAGTATAAAGAAAGGCACTCATCATTAACCTGTTTTGAGTTTTAGACAATTCGGATAAAAACACACTCGTGAAAATGCCATTTGTGAAAATCGCCAGTTGCAGATTAAAAGCCCTGCACCAATGAGTGTGAGATATTGCGGTAATGACAAACGAAGCCAGTTGGCAGGATAAGCTAAACGCAATATCGCATTTCAAAGCACATTTGAAGTACAGAGACACAACGGCAAGTGAAACCTTTGCGAATGATAGAGAGAAGTGTGCTTTGAAATGGCAATAAGGAAACTAAGGAGCAATGCAATGATAAATCCAACAATTACAATCTCTCAAAATGAATATGAGTATCTTGTTGAGCAAGCAAAGATAGTTAAATTTATTGAGTATTACAGGCCATCAATATGTAATGACGGCGAATTCGGAACTTATGAAATGGTAGTAGGGAGAGATGGATTAATTACTACGGTTAGATATGGCACGCTGTCAGAATGTGTTAAATGCGCAATTGAAGATATCAGAGCTATGCAGTCTGTTTACTGGGTTGGAGAGGAAACAGAAATTTATGCTGGAAACTCCCTCGAAGAAATTCTTCATGCGTTTTATTCAGAAAAAGAGCGCGAGGAAATTTTAAGAGATAACCTTTATGGACAGGTTGATTTAAACCAAAAATACCCAGTAAAGGAAGACTCAAGCTCTATTGCAATAGAAAAAACCATTAAAGAATTGTTAGAAGAAATAGTCACTTTCCCGGATTTGATTTTAACATCTTACAATTAGCCGAGCATGAGGGCTTAAAACTTATGCTTTGAAATGGCAAACATAAAACAAATGAGGTTAAAAATGGAAGAAAAACAAGAAAACAGCCTATCTGAAAGAGATAAAGATCAAATCAAATGGGCTGTATTAAGAGCGGTTGAAAACGGTTGTTTAGAACCCGCACTAATTGCTGATAGATGTTGTTTCGCATTTGAGCGAATTAATCGTTACGGCCAAAATACTGGTTATGGGAGTTGCGGAGCTATTTCCACCACTGCTCCTGAATAAACTGCTGCATTTTGGCAGATAATCCGATCCAAGAAGCGTCGCTCATCTCTGCAACGAAAATAGAATCGTTGAAATCAGTCACTTTGGTTAGGTGATCTAAAACTTCTCTAGCTGAATAAGAAGTATGAAGATACCAAACGGATTGTTGAACTTTGGCCCATACGCCTAATGTTTTAATTTTTTCAATGAGCGCATCGTAATTCTGACCAGACTTATTTAAGTCATAAGTAACTAAGATATTATTTTTCATAATTTATCCTTATTTTGTGTTGTGGTTGTGAAAATTATATTCCTTATGTGTTGTGGTGACAATAAGGGACTTGAGCCTTGCAAGCATAAAGAAAGGCGCCTTAATGGTTCTTTGGAGCCACCAGCTAAAGCCGCTTTCAAGTAGAAACATCACTAATTTTACACTTTGTTCAAGTGGTGTGAGAGCGGCTCTAGCTGGAAACAGCGATTCATAATAAGTAAATTCCTATTGGTTAGGCCCGCAGTTCTTTTTTCTCATATAGTTTTTGGTTCTGCGGGATTTTTTAAAGGATAAATAATAAATTGACACCGCCCCCACTTCGGATTAAGATGCCCCCACTTTCAACAGAAAGTCGGTAGCCACAATTAAGTGTAAGTGGCTTTTTTTGTATCTGAATTTTGGAGAAGAAAATGGCGAAACGTGAAATTCTTTATGAAGGCATTTTAGATTTAGCTGGCATCGAAATCCCTTGCTATGTGTTAGATGATGGCACTCGCGTTTTGTCTGGTCGAAAAATGCAAGAAGCGTTAAAGATTGTTGACGTTGAAGATGGTAAACAAACAGCAGGGACCAGATTAAACCGATATTTAGAGCAAAAAACGCTGGAACCCTTTATTTACAAGGGGCGAGAGCAGGACCACTTTAAACCTATAATTTGTTATCGTGGTACACAAAAAATTAATGGTTATGAAGCAACGCTACTTGCTGATTTATGCGATGCTTTTCTTGAAGCGCGTAAACATATCTTGCTTTCACCACGCCAAACGATTATTGCTGAACAATGCGAAGTACTTATCAGAGCCTTTGCGAAAGTTGGTATTACCGCCCTTGTTGATGAAGCAACGGGTTATCAATACGAGCGTGAAAAAGATGAACTCCAACAAATTTTACGCAAATATATCAGCGAAGAGTTACTCCCCTGGCAAAAACGTTTTCCCGATATTTTCTATAAAGAATTATTTCGCTTAAATGGCTGGGATTACACGGTTAAAGGCATACAAAAACGCCCTGGCGTTGTGGGCACTTGGACAAATAAGCTCGTGTATGAACAGCTTCCGCAGGGTGTACTTGATGAATTGCGTAACAATGTGCCAAAAAGTGAAACTGGAAATCCAACAGCACGCTTTCATCAGCTCCTGACAGATGATATTGGCAGTCCACATCTCACTGCTCAAATCAATCAAATTGTCACGTTATTTCAGCTTTCTGACAATATGAAAGAAATGTGGAATAACTTCCAAAAACTAAAATTACGACAAAGCGGACAGCTTGATCTTCCTTTTAAATTTGATGAAAAGGGACACACAACAGAAAAATAAATTTGACAAAAACCGCCATCAACGGATAAGATAACCGCACTACAAACTCATAGCGGCTATCCGCACCCGAAAGCATAGCGGTTTTTTTATGCCTAAAATTTAAATCTGCAGATCTGCAGATTTAGAAAAAGTACAGAAATGTACCTTTCGAAGATCGGGTCGAGAGAGCCTAATAAAATACCGAAAGGGAATAAGCTCCGCTGTCTATGAGCAGTAGTTGAAGCCCGATCAACCCTACTAAGGTTGGTCGAATAAAGAACTAACTCATAGGGGCATAAAAATGTCAAACTTAACAATTCTCAAAACTTCTATTCGTTCATACGGAAATCTTTATTCATTAAACGATCTTCATAAAGCAAGTGGTAATGCAGAAAAACATAGACCATCTTTATTTGTTCGTTTAGATACAACTCAAGATCT